ATGTTTACACCCTATACTGAGTACCTGACGCAGAAAATTGAAGACGCATTTCCTGAGTTCATTTTAGATAAAAATATCAGTGGTTTATCCACTCGAACCATTGATTTTTATAAAGATGAACTAAAACCATTTATAAACTATTGTAAAGAAAATAACATTGAATGTTTGCCTGAAATAACATCTGCATTGATTAGAAACCACTTGAGCGTACTCAGTATGAGGCGCAATCCTGGTGGTGTTCATGCTCGCTTTCGTGCTATACGTGCATTTCTCAACTGGTCTTGGAATGAATACGATTTAGAAATTCGCAATCCAATTAGCAAAGTAAAACCGCCCAAAGTGAATAAAAACCCTATTCCAGGCGTTCAAATAAACGATGTAATGAAAATGGTTGAAACTTGCTATAAAACCATAAAAACACGTCAAAACAAACGCGATAATGCTATTCTGCTTGTTTTATTAGATACCGCTTTGCGCGCGTCTGAGTTCCTCGCGCTCAATTGGTCTGATGTAGATTTACTAACTGGTACGGTGTATGTAAAGAACGGTAAGGGTGGCAAAGCCCGATATGCGCACATCGGCAAACACGCGACTAAAGCACTCCGCATTTGGAAACGCCACACCCCCCATACTGAGTACATCTGGTCATCTGAACGCGGAAACCGCCTTACTCGTAGTGGACTAACTAACGTACTTCGCAGACGCGCAAAATATGCTAACATACCACCCCCATCAATTCATGATTTCCGCCGTGCCTCACTTCTTGCCATGCTCCGTAATGGGGCTGATTTAGCTTCAGTTAGTCGTTACGCAGGTCATTCAGATATTCACATCACGCTTCGTTATTTAGCACAAAACCAAGATGATATAAAAATGGTGCATTCCAAAACTTCACCAGTTGATAACTTCTTTTAGCTGGCATACATCTTGCGACTCCCCCACAATTTATAATTGACATTTTGTACGCGAGACGGCCGCGCGCGCTCGTGGTTTCCCAATTTTAGAGATTTTACCCCCCCTACCCAGCTGGTCTAATCCCATTTTATGCTTTGTTTTTGGTGGTTTTAGTAGGTTTAGGCATGGTTCTTGCAACTGTGGCGGACTATGCCAGGGGCGGCTGTTGGCGGGTGTACTTGGTTGAGCTGGTTGGGTTGTGTCATGTTGGCGTTGGACTGTACCAGGTTGAGCGTTGACAGTTAATAAGGTTGGATCGTTAAGGTGTTGGGTGTTGGCGTGGTGGATTGGTGGCACTCAGTATAATGGGCGCGGTTATCGTCCAGGTCTTGCCAGGACTGCAAAAACGGGGGGGGGAAAATTGGGACTTGTATTTGTTGGCTTGAAAGTTGTTAGTTTATTATTTGCTTTTGTTTTTATTTCCCATTTGGTGTTTCACATGATGTTTCACGGTGCGTTTTACTCGTTGAAAAAAACAAACCTTAAAACATTGTAAAATAACTTGTATTTAGCATTGTAATATGCTATACTATTATCAACTTACAAAATACTTTTATTTGTTCGGAAAGGAAAAAGGAAAAGGAAATGAACACTAAACAACAAACTGAATTTTTCGTAACAAACGGGCAATTTTTCCAAGTTGTCAAACGCACCCCAAAAATGGTTACATTGCGCCCAGTGAAAGCGGAACAGGTTGGATCGGAGCAAGGGCACCCGTTTTTATATACAACACCTTGCAAACCCATTAAGGACGCATGGACTGAAGCCTACATTAATTACAGGTGGACTGACAAAGAATTTTCAAGAAAATTTGATGGTTTTTTTGTTCGCATTGATAATTATCGATTTGCCACTCCGTGGAATGGTAAATCATATAATTTTGAAACCAACTTAGGCTAATTACAATACTTTATTTTGAAAAATGAAAGGACAATAAAAATGAAACCTAAAAAACTGATTGTAGAATTTGATGTGAATGATGAAGTGAATTTTGAAGAACTCGCAAAAGCCATTGATGATAATTTTATTGAGGCAAGAAAAAACATTGATGAACGCTTAGGGCGTATGAACAATGGATCAACAGCTGGATTATTTAATGTAACACTTAGATATTTAGGTTTTGACGGTGTTAACAGACATTGCAAAAATGGCTATTGGACTATGACAAAAATCAATAAAAAAAGTAAAAAATAAAAACACTCAGTATAGAAGGGGGCTATACTGATTACATTTTACAATACTTGAATTTACAATACTTTACTTTTGAAAGGGTAGAACAATGAAACTAAAAGAGTTTAAGACATGGGATAAGCTTCGTAAAAATGTTGAAACCGTGCAAGGACATGAAGTAAAAGACCATAAGTATAAAAATGACATTACATTATTGGCTTTTAGAAAAAACGATGAATGGTTTATAGTTGAACGCTTGACTGGCTGGTATTTTACTTGGGGGCATAAAACCTTAAAAGAAGCGGTTAATGCTGTTAATAATTGTCGTTTTAATCATGATCAACTGTTCAGAATGGTTTATCAAGAATTATTGCAATATGGTTGTTTGAATTGAATTTACAATACTCGAAAGGAAGGTTAACAATGTTCAATAAAAAAGGCAACGGTTATGATGGGTTTTCAATGTCTAATAACGCTCGCTTGGCTTACGAAAATAACGAAATGCCAAAAAGCAAATGGACGAAAAAAGCGATAATTGAATTGCTGGAAAGAGAAAGACCTGACTATGTATCTATCGCTAAAAATCTACCCGCTTATGTTCTTAAGGAATATTTGAAAAAAACAAGCTGGCATCATACAGGAAAATTATTTAACAAAATAGACTTTTACAGTTTTGATATTGAAAAATTTACTCATGCTCGATTTGAAGATTTTTATATGATTGAAGCTCAGTACAAAAAGACAAAGGAAAACAATTCTAAAACTGAACGCTGGTTGATCGCTTATACTGAGTGGGAAAAATCAAGTCGTTTTGGTCGTCCTAAACCAGTTGAATATTGCAAGCAAGGTACGATAGACGGCAATATTTTTATCGCTGATGATGGAACGCGGAAGATGGTAAGTGGAAAGTCGTTTAAGAAAATCAAACGTCTTAGCTAAAGGTGGTTTACAATACTTAAAATAGCGATTTACAATACTTTTATTACGGTGAAATGACTATGAAAATTTACAGGGATAAAATGGGATATTTACAACCAAATGCATCAATTAGCATTATGGTTATACCAGATACTAAAATTTACAGTAAAGATAAGGGTGAATTTATTGAGCCTGGTTTACAATACTTTTATTTTCATACTACAAGTGATGCGCCCGCAAAAAAATGGTATTTTGAAAAGGGGCAAGAAGAAGCCACTTGCAAAAATATTATTGATGATTTAATCAATGATGGCTGGGATTGCGAAGTTATACGACATCGTGGAAGCAATAAAATCAGAAGAATAGATTGTGTTCATATAGAAACAAAACGCCAACTTGATGAACAAAAAAAGGAAGAAGAAAAACAATTACAAGGTGAATATGAACAAGGATTTATTAGATTTGGTCTACCGCCTAAAAGTGGATATAGTACAAACTGGGCTACTGGTGAAACAGAACCAGGTGTATCAGTTTATAAAGCTAAAATTTACAAAACAGGCACAATAGTTATTGATACACCACATTATAGCGCAGGAACTTATCACAGCCTTAAAAATTATCCCATGTATCGTGTATGGGGTGAAATTGTTGGATATGGTGCAGACGGTGAGCCATGCCTGAAAATTGAACGTATCAAATTATTGAAACAGTGATTTACAATACTTAGAAAGGACTTAAAACAATGGAAGTAAAATACGGTATCGCTTTTACTGAAACACTCACGGGTTTTCCACGTATAACAGTAACAACTGTTATGCAATTTGGGTACACTGATAAATCAAAGGCTCAAAAGATTATGGATAAAGCGATGAAAAATATAGACACAATTACCGAAGCTTTAAGCTTATTTGAATATCCGATTGACCGTGAAAACGAACTCAGTATAGGCGAATGGCTGCCCGATGATATCCCTACAATACCTGTGAATATCAATGAAAACTGGAGCAAAGCATGACAAGCCAAGAACGCCCCCGCTCACCGTTTTATTACGGTGGTTCAAGAAAACCAATATACAGCAAACGAATGAAACAGTACTCATTCAAAATCTCAAATAAAATGTACGAATGGTTGAAAGCCCAACCAGACGGAATGAGTAAAACCGTTAGGGCATTAGTAAAGAAAGCGATGGGAAATGAACAGGAATAAACAAACTAAAAAAACAGGTCGCCCCACGCTTTACGATGAAACCCTGGTACAAGTAATGATAGGAATGCCAGAAGAAATGTATTACTGGTTGCTAAAACAACCTAAAGGCGCGCACGCCACCTTAAGAGAACTGATAGAAAATGCTATGTCCGCTAATACTGAGTACAAGAAGTAATAAGTGGATTTACAATACTTTTAAAAACGGTTTTACAATACTTATTTTCAGACTCGATTTACAATACTTTTCCGCGCGTACTCAGTATAAGGCGAAACCGCCCACTGATCAGGTAGACGGTTTCTCTTACAATACTTTTATTTGACTAAAAGGGGTCAAACAATGTTATTTTACAATACTTTAATTGATAGCGCAAGCCCCATGCTGAGTAATAACTAACACTATTGCAAACCGTGACATATTTTCACATCTTGACATTCTAAACTGTCACTTCAGCCTTGCAACGCAACGCGCTATCGTTGCACTGTATTTGTAACGCAATATCGGCAAAACTAAAATCACATCTTAGAAAAGTCGGGGTTTTACGGTCTGGCAATCGTCTAATCGAAAATCAACCGTCGACATATTGTCGACAACTGCCCGCAAATAGCAATATCACGTTCATGCTATCGGTCGGTTTTATGGCAACTTACAAGAAATCATTGTTAGTTGTTATCGGAATTGCTAACTTATCGCCACACGTCCAGCCATTAAAGCAAAATCGCCATATGCATAGCGATTCCACCAATTGTTTGATTTTTGTTCAACAAAATGACGGAAAAACGTCAATTACAAGTGACAAAAATGGCACTTTATGAAAATTGTTGGTTATAAGTGACTGTCAAAATGACGGTCAATTTGAGGGTCATATATGGTGTCATTTTGCAGTAACTTTACAGCAGTTTGCAGTAGTGCAAAAGTGCTATGACTTATACGCAAAAATCGCCAAAAACTCTTATGACTTACGTGCAGGTCAACTGCCTAAGATTAGCACGAAAGCTATGCAGTTTCAGCCTTACGATATGCTAAAATTTGCCTTCCGTTATTGGGATTTCTCGCTTTTCTGACGGTCAATCTTCCAGCCTTGACTTCGGCTTCAAGTATTGATTGGGTGCGTCTTACAGATATACCAAGTTTATCTGCCAGCATTTGACTTGTAACTTCGTTTTCAGGGTTAAGTGGTTCAAGATAATACTCTTCTTTCAAAGTTGCCAACAGCCCGTTCATGATTTCGCTTTCTTTCATATTTTGATAATTCTCCTTTCATCAGGTTGTCCTTTATAGCGCATTTTGCTATCGTCCAGCACGCCATCAACAAAAATCAATCCGCCAATGTCACTTCTCACGGTCGGGCTCACTCTATGTCCGTATGATGTGCGCAGCTGCCATGACGGCAAACTTATTGCACGCATTCCAGGAATTTTCAAGCCGCTATCGTCAATGATATGGCGATGCCCCCGAATGACAAAATCGGGTAACACCTTACCACGTGTCGCATAGTCTATAGCCACTTCCGTTGCCACGTTTGCCCCTGCGGAAGTCCACGGTCTACCACCAGCCCTGCCATGATGCGCGAAGTCAAAGGTCGTACCGTCGATGTCAAGTGTAAGCTGATAGCCTACCGCGTCCGTTCCCAACTGGTCGTAAAGCGCGGTTTCGTGAGCATGGTCAACCCCTGCATGAGCGGGTGTTCCTAAAATGCCATAAAAACCGTTAGCTTTATGTACGATAGGCTCTAAAAGCATAAATGCCAGCTTCATCTGGTCTGCTATTTCGGGCATAAGTTGATTAGAGCCATGATGCACGCCATCTAACACGTCGCCACAATGCACTACAATCAAGCGTTTTGCTTTGCGTCCTTTGCCTTGACGCTCATAGACATACGCCCAAAAGTCCAACCAACATTTGTAAAGCCACTCCTGCAAGCGGTTATATCGCGTGACTTGCACCTCGATGTCATAGCGTGAATGGACTTCAAATTCAGGGGTGGCTAAGGCTGTGCTACTCCCTATATGCGTGTCGCTAATTATCGCTAAAATCGTGCTCATACTGAGTACCAGTTGGTTACAATTTGTAACTTATTTGCTGTTGTAATGGCAATTTGTGAAATTCGCGTTTTTATCGGCAAGTTTCAAAACACTATCTCTTTCTCCCTATTTTAAATGTTTGGAAGTTAGGCGGTGAAGCTGGTTTCGGCTCTGGCGGTTCAGGCTCTTCACTCCACACCGTCACGGTCGGGACTGGCGCAAGTCCACTGGCAACTTCCCAAACTGCCGTGTCAGGTGTTTCGCCAGTGCCTTGATATAAAGTGATTTGGTCTTGCGCGTTTAGAATAATCCAAGCGTTCAAATCGACGTTAAACCCAAGATAATAGTTTTTTCCCCCCTCATCGAATTTGATATACAGCCTATCTGGGTCGTAGTTTAATGTGTTTTGTTTTTGTTTGACGTAAACCCCATTCACTCCTTCGCTCCCAGCGCCGTCAACTTTAATCATTTGTGAGGGCACTTTTGTTAATGTCGGCATTGGCTCAACTGCGCTATTTGGGTCGCCTTCAAAAGTCTCAGGAATTTCCCAGTTTGTAATTAAATCAGGGGTTGCAACTTGGTCATGTGATTGATAGATAAAAATCCCACCTAAAGTGTTTCCCATCAACACCCACGCACCATCCATGTTCGTCAATTGAACCATGCTCTCTTCGGATTGTTTCATCCACCCCAAACCAAAAGGCGCGATAGTCAGTTCCAGTTGTTCATTAACTACCCCGCTCCCTGCGCCACTCACCAAAATGTCAAAATAATCGCTCATTTTTCACCTCTCAAATTAATTCCCATCCAACGGGTTGGTAACAACGACTTTGCCCGTATTGTCGATTTGGATATTGATGACCCACTCAGTAGGCGGGTCTGGTTCAGTCTCACCTTCGCCAATCCAAGCACGATACTCTTCTTCCGTGCCATGCCAGCGGTTCATGTCCAGATTGCCGTTATAGCCTGCCAGCCTGCCAGATGACGAATATTGCCATAGCCACCACGACTGCCAGCCATAAGGCAATATCGGCGCGGGTCTGTTCGTGTAATGTGCGACCCATAACTTGCGGTCTGTGAATGGGTTTCGATTACCGTAAATCTGATTCCACATGTACCACGAAGTGTAAATGCCGATTTTGCCAAACTTCGCTTCAACAAGTGCCATGTACGCCTCAACCTGTCCAGCGGTCAATTTCGGCGCGTTGTTCTCCAGTTCCACATCGCACCAGTAGCCAAGCTTCAATTCCTTGCCAGCCACCTGACGCGCGAAGTAATCCGCTTGTTCTGACGCGCTTCTGTACTGGACAATATAGTGATACGCGCCCATCGGTACGCCACGCGCTCTGAATTCGCGGTAGTGGTTTTCAAACTCGGTTTCGGTGCTCATACCGTAACAGGCACGTAAAATCACACCGTCCACGGCGTTTGCTAACGCGTCATAGTTAATTAGGCTCGACCGTTGGTGCGCGCTGATGTCAATAATAGGTTTCATTTTTTATCTACCTCCTGTTATGGGAACGGTGTTACACGTTCAGGTTCATAAAACCCCTGAATTTTCACAATCTTTCGCCCACTTGAAGTCCAAACAGCATTAGCACCATTTTTATAAATAGTCACATATTCATCATCTGGGTCAATCTTCCACATAACAGGCGTGGATTGCGCAACTCCGTTATCTGTTCCCCAGCCAGTACCATGCCATTTAGTAGTACTGTTAAGAACTCTCGCTTTTGCCGGCAACTTTATCTTTGCAACATTTGAATTGCTTGTACCACCAATTTCAAAATTGAAAAAGATAACACCGTTTAGATTTACATAATCACCAGTTCTAACAGTTGTACTTGCCCACCCCTGAATCATTCCTGATTTATCCATATCCATTTTTTGAAAATAGAAATTCGGCAAAGATGAAATTAACATGTACTGCGGATGGCAACCAATTTGCTCACGCCCTGAAAGCGCATTATGTGTAATCACCATAGAACTATCATTTGTTTTCAACAACTCTGTTTCAATCGCCATTACTTCATTTTGCAAATCATTGATATGAGATGCATCTACTAAATCGCCATCTGGCAAATTTCTTTTTGTTGTAAACTGTTTTACTGCTCCTGGAAATTCTGCTGTCATTTTATTCCTCCAATTCAAAACATCTGATTTTTAATTTGGCAATCATGCCACCAACTAAATCTAATTCCATTTGTTCTACAATCCCACGAACTGTTTTATTGTTCAGGGTTTCTACATCTACTGTTGAATTTACATTGATAGTTGATAATCCCTCATGTGCTTCACCGTCTGCGACATAATAAAAATTACCATACTCTTTTCCACCATACTGAGCCCCTAATGCTAAATTTACATATTCTTTTGTTCTGATAATTTGTACTTCTTGAATGTACTCTAATAAAAAGTAACGTTTTACAGCATTACTCAGTATCCGCGATGATGCCCAAACATCACCCAAAGTAATGCCTTCAATCATTACATCATTCCTTAATCTAATGCTGTCAGAATTTTCATTTTCAACACCGATTTCTCGCGAATAATGCCGCCATTCATGACCTTCAATAACTACTGTACAAGGATATTCAACTTCAATCACTGCTTTATGATGTTCAAAAATGACTGTTCCTTGATAATCTGGAGATACCGGTATTCGTTGTTCTGGCGGTGTTCCAGGCGGTGTTAAAAACCAGCTTATAACAAGATCAAAACACGGTTTTTCAAACAAAATATTATGCGTTCCAACCCCTAAATGCTGTTCAAATAAAATTTCTTTTTGAATAGCTAAGCCATCCATATTAATATATTCACGTGTCGTTACTGAAACAGATGAGACCATAGGTTCTCGGATTACTTTTTGACTGTCAAGCTTCAATCGTCTTGGAATAAAATAATCTGGACTTCCTGTAATAAAACCTAATTTTGATAAAGTGATTCTAATGCCACCATTTTCTAATGTTGTAACTACTCCGCCAATGGCACAGACAATTTGATGTATTGCATCGCGTACAGAACCAGTAGCAAGCCAACCTCTAATTTTTCTGTTACCGAACTCACCTAATTCAAATGGAATATTGTATTTAGTCAACACTGAATCAATTACTTCTTCCGGTTCTGTTTGCTCAGGCAAAAACAAACCTTCAAATTTTAGTGTGTCCATTAGGCCTATAATATTTACACATTTAAATTCGTATAAATAATCACTTATAGCTGAATATTCAGATGTGTAATAAGTGCCTACAAACACAATATCATTATTATGTTTGGCTTTTATTGATATACGTTGATTTTGTGTAATTAATGAGCTGAATTCACCATTAATAACATTAAAACGTTCGTCCTCAGTATAGACGCGGAAAGTGAATTCTGCACTTGGCAACTGTAGTGTTATTGGATCAATTTCATCAATAAGTTTTGCACTTATTACATGTTCACTATTAAAAGTTATTAATTCCGGTTCGCTATTAGGCAACTGTATAACCATTTCTATTTCAACACTTGTACTCATTTACACCTTCCTTTCTACCTGTGTGGTTTTCTTGCAATAACTTCAAACTGCAATCCTTGCCACGTATGATTTATTCCTCTAAACCGTAATAACACATCAGAAACTTCAGCAAAATAGGCTTCATATGGTAAAGTCATTCCTTTGGTATCAGGTAACGAAACAACATGAAATTCAGCAGGTTCAGTTAATTTATTCCATAATGTTTCATATACATCACTGTCAAATTCAAGCCCTATCTGTATTCTGTAGTTCCAATACCATCCGATACGTTCCGCTTTTAATTCACCATTTTCTGTACGTTCAGCATATTTAAATAATGAATTAGCTGTCCGTTCAATACTAATAACAGGTACAGTGAATTGAATTCCATCAATAACAATGCATGCTGGATGTGTCATTGTATATACCTAACCTTTGGCCCAAAGCTATTACCTTTACGCTTTCGTTCTTGTTCAATTCGCGGTTCAAGCAATCTCACTAAAGCTCCTAAATCACCACCAAATGTAATTTCTATATTTTGACTTTCATTACCAATAGAAATTCTGGATAATTCATCTCTCAGTATGTCGCGGATAACGCTTTCTGGTGCTTCAAGATTACGTCCATGCCTTTGATCACCAAGCACCGCTAAAAATGGCGCGTTTGCAGGGATAACCGCTCCACGAGCTAAACCAGGAATTAAAGGCGGACTTGATATTTCTCTAATAGAAAAACCTATTACTCTGCCATTCGGCAAAGTCACACTAAATAAATTCAAAGTACGGATAACGGCATTAATACCATCTACAACACCCTGTATCAAAACATTGATAAAGCCAACTATCGAATTAATTACACCTTTGATAGCATCTCGTATACCTTCCCAAATGCTTGTAAATGCATCACTAATTGGATTAAGAACACTTTCATTGAACCAATCTTTAGCACCTTGCCACATTTCTTTTATCGCATTCCAAACCCCATTTACTTGTTCTTCTATCAATTCCCAATTTTCAACAAAGTAATCTTTTACAGGACTTAAAACATTCTCATTAAACCATTCTTTAGCTACATTCCAGGCTGTTTTAATCCCTTCCCAAATATCAATAACTTTTTGTTTAATCGCATCCCATTTTTCAGTAAAGAAATTTTCTGTGGGTATTAATACATTTTCATTGAACCAATCCTTAACAACCTGCCACACTGTTTTGATTGCTTCCCACACTCCAGTTACAAAATTAGTAATATTTTGCCATGTGTTTTCAAAAAAAGTTTTAATAGGCTGTAATACTTTTTTATTAAACCATTCAGATGCAACATTCCATGCTTCCTTGATTTTTTCCCATGTGTTTATCGCCCATTCTTTTACCTTATCCCAATTTTTTATAAGCAAAACAATAATGGCTATTAGCGCAACAATCGCTAAAATAACTAATGTAATCGGTGAAGTTAAAAATTGCATTGCCACACCGAACGCCGTTGTAACAGCCGCGCCAACAGTAGCAGCTGCGTTATAAAGCCAGGTAGCAACCGTGCTGGCTGCCGTGGCCACTGCATTAGCTACTTTTGCTGCCGTTTGAGCCACCCAAGCAGCAATAGACGCAAACAAATTTGTAATTGTAGTCCAAAGTGATACAAAGAAATCACCAACATAAAGTGCCGCGATAGCAATTGTCACTCCCATATCAGCAAATTTAGCACCAGTAGAAGCGGCCCATGCTGTCACATTAATATATAAAGAGGTTGTCATAGTAGCAATGCTGGTAATCACACCACCAATAGCCGCCCCAATCGAACTTGCTTTCCAAACCAAGAAAAACATACCTAATGTGGCAGTAATTATTCGTACAGCTTCTTCATTGTTACGCGCCCAATCACTGAATTTCGTTAATGTATCTGTCAAATCTTGAATAACAGCAATAACCAATGCCTCAGCAAATTCTAAAATTGGTTTCAAAATATTATTCCAAAAATTTTCAATTAATGACTCATTACTATCAATGATTGCACTTAACGCTTCAATTGCTGCTGTAATCAAATCTAATACAGCAGGAAACAATACATTGGTTGCCCACTTGCCTATTGGCACCAAAACTTTTTCATAAAACCACAGAAGTCCATTACCAATTTGTTCCGCAAAGGGTTCTAATGCTTTCCATAACCTGTCAAACGCTCCCCCTATTTTGTCCCAATCAATTTCTTTTGCAGCTTCCGCAATTGCGTTCAAAAAATCAGGTAAAAACGATTGAAACACATAAGTGCCAAGTGGTACTAAGAAATTATCCCAAAACGATTGCAATCCTTCAGCCACAAATGTTTTTGCTGGTTCCAATGCGATCATTAAGTTTTTAAAACTGTCAATTAGAGGTTGGAAAAAATCAATCAATCGATTTTTGAAATTTTGCAATTTCTCATCAAGCTCATCAATCGCTTCATCAAACGGCGTAAAATCGGGTGGTTCAATTGGCGGCAATTCTCCACCGCCACCACCCCCACCACCAGCAGACGGTTTATTTAAAACATCAATCTTGTCAAACGCAGCTAAAACGCTTTTGGCGGCCTTCGCGCCACGTTCCATTCCATCACCAAAATCACCAGCTCCATCACCTAAATCACCTGCACCATCACCGATATCCGCCATTGCCACTTGCGTACCAAACAGCAAATTCATAACACGACCAATGATGTTAAATAACCTTGTAAACCAATTTACAAGCCTGATAATATAAGGTAACAACTGATTGATAATTGGAATAAGCGCATTACCAACAGCTTCTTTAAGTTGCGTCATTGCAAAAGCTAATTGCGCAGCACGACCAGCATAAGTATTCAAATATTGCGCAGCAGCACCAGCATAAATAGAACCCTCTTTTAAATAACCATTTAAAACAGCTTGACGTTTTTCAGCATCACTTAGACTGCTAATTGTTTTCCCAATTGATTTTGCATAATCCTGCCACATCTTGTAAAGATTTCGTTCAATACCTGATGTGTCAGATAAAATAGACCGTTCAGTTTTAATACCCTCAGTCGTTTTTTCAACAGCATCCCCGATTTCAAATTGACCTTTACGCAAATAAACTGCAGAATCTTTCATGACCTGCATCAACTGAGTAATTTCTTCATGCTTAAAACCAGTAGCCAAAAGGTTCATATAAGCTTTGGTCGCATTCATGGTTGGCACTAAACCATCATTTGTATATTCATTGATATAATCTTTTACTTCCTTGAAACTTAACCCTTTTGAACGAACCAAAAACGCTAAACCTTGCCAACGCTCTTCAAATTTTCGAGCGACTTCAACAGACTGTTTCCCAAAACTAACCAATTGAGAAACGCCAAACACAACACCTAATGCGCCCGCCAATTTGCCAAGCGAACCAAGCATTGACTTCATTCCACTATTAAAGCCCTTTGAATCTATTTTTGTTCTAATCCAAATCTGTCCATCAACAGCCATAACTAAAACCTAAAACCTTCGCCATTCGGCAACGCAGATAAAAACGCTAATTCTTCTTCATCCATATCTGCATACTGAGTTCTGCCTTGTTCAAATAACCCACCATGCGCTTCTACTGCTTTTTTTTGTTCGTCTAATGCTTTACCGTCAATTACACTTTGTCTGGCATAAACCAAAGAATTAAAAGATGTTTCTGCACCTAAATCCATAAACAAAGCAATAAATTTCCACCAGTGCATATCAACTTCTTGTAAATCAATTCCATGTGTCTGATGAAATGCTGCATAAATCAACCTTGCATCCCGACTAAAAGAATAAAGCCGTGGTTGATACTCAGTATTGTGGGGAGGACTTTCTTCTTTGCCACCATTTAAAAATTTCACTCCCAACCTAACAGCCTCTTGAATATCATTAATTTCATCTGGCGTTTGATAAAGCCTGTTGAGCATTAACCACGCTTTTTCTTCATCAGTCCAGTCATCGCTTTCAAAATCCATCATGATCTGAATCCCAATGCGAAAATCAGTATTAAGCGCATACTCAATACCATCAATTTCTACTGCTTCAGGAAACGCATCAATCAGGAATGTATCCATTTATTTCATTACCTTCTTTGATTTTCCAGGTGTTTGCTTCAATGCTTCTTTCAATTTTTATTCTCGCGCACTACCGAATTGTTCAAACGCAAATTCCAAAACTTGCCCAACAGCATATGGATCAAATTCGTTATCAAACAATCGCTTAAAAGTGCCTTCACCGAACAAATCATCGAAATTGCCAGCTACAAATTTTCCGATTTCTACTTGTTCATCAACAATCTTCAATCCTGCTTCAGTCGGATTCCCATTTTCATCTATCAAAACCTCATCTTCAAAACTTGAAGCCTTTTTCTTATATTCCTCAGCTTTTTTATTCATCTGAACATAAAATGCTTTTATGCGTCCCTGAAGATTCACATCATTAGGATTGAATTCAAAATATCTGTTTTCATCACCATCTAAACAAATTCTGATAGTTGATTTTTTTAAATTAAGATTTAAAACACTCATTAATAATTCCTTTCTGGTAGCCACCATATTCCAGATGGCTACCATTGCCACAAAACACTCTAAGGAGAAGGAGTGAAAATTTTTGTAGTTGGATTGAAAGTGCCAAACACGGCATCACCACGAACACCAGCATTCACACTGTGTTTCATGGTTTTTAACGCTTCATCACCAATGGTTTCAACACCAATTGATACATAATATTTTTTAGCAGGATACGCGCCTTCTGATGGTGTTTTCCAAGCCTGTACAGTTACAATATCAGAATGTGTATCTTCCATTGTTTTGTCAAGCCATTCCAATTCAGTCAGATAAACTGATACAGGATCTGTTTCATCAACATTAATATCAAACTGAAAATCAGGCTTCAAGCTTTCCAAAACCTTTGTACCCACCTCATCAGCAATATATCCTTCCTCAATATATTCAGGATTTTTGTTAATCGACAAATTCTGAATACCTAAATTCATCAAGTTATAAGTTGGACTTTCACTTGTCCCAGTATTCAAAAAGTGACGAAGTTTAGATCGTTTAATCATCTTTTACCTCTTTTTCTCATAAATCAATTTACAAGGTACACCGTATGTACTAACATTGCTTTCACCTTGTTCAACTAAATAGCCTTGTCCTAAGGCTTCAATATCAAATGCCACTTGATTGTTACTCAGTATAGGGAGCGTGTCATTGTTACCTTGCTCTTCTAACCAGTGGCTAAACTTCTCAAAAAACCCTTGCACTTGCAACCGTGCAAGATCATCAGCATTTGAAGCATTTACCAATAACTCAAATGGAAATTCATATATTCCACCACCCACTGGATATGCAACGATAGTTTTTTCTCCTGGTAAAGCGAAAATACCATAACTATTTGGCTCAGACTCTAACCAGTTGACACTCAGCTTCAATCCGTTTTCTTCAAACAAAGGACAAGTAGTCATATAAGTTTGCAAAGCTTGAATAATTGTTTCACCAGCCATTTACTCACCTACCATTTTCTTTGTTTGTCTAACAACAGAATCGCCATGAACATTTCGCCATCGTTGAAACCACTTCATCGGCTTGGTTACTTTAGGCCCTTTGCGTCCAGGGGCACGCCTGCCATAAAACACTGGTCTTGCATAATGACCACGTCTCTCACCCCACTTGATCCAACCAGAACCAATCTTCGTGTTTCTACGTCCTGAACGAATCAAATCGCCTGTGTCAAATGTGATAAAACTTTCTGCACCATACAAAACAGCACTGTCAATAAACCTTTGCGCTCGCCAATATCTGTTATTCCATCTTGGCGCAAAATTAGGCGACCATTTCACTAAAACATGATTGCCACGTTTATCAACGAAATATCGGTCTTTTGGTTTATCAACATAAACAATTCGCGGCATTACGCACCACCAATTTCCCAGTGTTTCATATATTCCACACCATAATCTTTTAGATCTACTGAACAGATTTTTACTGCACGTGGATATTTCTTTAGTAAATCGGTTGGCGTAAAACTCAAACTGCTCATTTCTTCCTGAGCAATTCCAGGAACAAGCCAATCACCAATACCAAACTCAAAATCAGCACGGCTATTACCACCATCATCAATAAACGGAATATAAATAGTTGCTTTATCGGCATCTAACATTCCTGATTTTCTGATATTCGCCGCTCTGCTTGATTGCCAGGAAATACGATTAAGCACATATCTTTCAAACACATTGGTTTGTTCTGTTTTTTTGTACCAAGTCAATTCATGCGGAAATTCGCCCATCACATTCCACCTAAATATCGGTAATTGTCTAAAATCTCTTTTTCAGATTTAAGCAAAGTCCGCGCAGCAGAAACGCCAATGGCATTATCCACTTGACGCATACTGTCGTCTTGGTAATTAACCGAATAATCACCAACAGTGATTGAATTTATTGCAACACCATCAGTCTTTTTAGCTTTAAGTTGAGCTTGATAAACACGCGCTGCGCTTCGATAAGCAACTTCTTTTATGTCATCAGGGATAACTTCATATCCATGTGTATAAGTCACTTCGATATTGCGTATTCCTTTAGCCCAATCTCGCCACATTCGATACAAAATACCATTGTTACCAAGCTTGTAATCTTCATCTTCTGTCAATACGTACCCATTTTCAATAACCTTAGACACGGAATTTACAGGCAACTGCGGAAGAAACAATTTGCTTTGATATGCACCATCAAAATAAGCTACATCGCCTGTTTTTTGGCTAATTTCTTGCTTGCAATAGTTTCTAATTGACGCACTCGCAGCTTTTATAGCTTGCGTAATTTGCACGCTATCTATTTGCATTTCACTAATGCCTAAAAATGTAGCCACATCAGATACGGTACAAAACATCATTTCACCTGCTTTTCCGTTTTCGGCTTTTGCTCAGTATCAGGGGCGTTTGCCGGCTTAGAAGACTTTGCATCTTTATTCTCTTGGGGCTTGATATCTTTAGTTTCAACCTTTTGGATCATCTTCAAACCTTGCTTTTGGGCTTCATCTTCAGTCACCATAATGCCCCAGCCCTGTTTTTCATCAATCCATACATTTACTAATTTACTCATAGCATCCCTTTCTCTTTAAGGGGCTGAGGCAATCCCAACCCCTTACAACAATCAATAACAAACTACGCACCTGTCAAAGTCATCTTTACAAACGCATTCGGTTTCACCGCGGCAAACGTGGCACGAAGTTCAGCAAGTACAGCTACAAGGTTGCGGATAAAGAAATCAGAATGGCTATCACTAATACTGATAGTCGCCTGTTCTCTATCCCACAATACTGCCTTAGTCCAGTTACCAAGCCAGCCAGTACCAGCAGTCAGATAATGACTTTCAACAACAGGAATGCCCCATAAAGTACGTTGACTCGGCAAATACGGAGCATGTTCCCACACTGCGAGGTCAATAGCTTCCCAGTCTGCAGGAGCAAGCAGGAAGGCAGTCGGGTTTTCAAGTCCGTTAGTTTTCAGGTTGGTGATCGCCTTACGTGTAGTAACATGAACACTCGTTGCATACGTCTGTGTCAAAATACCAACTGTACTGTTCAAACCTTTCAGATTTGGCGAAGTACCATTGCCAGTTAAAATTTGTTCTTCAAGCTTTGCATCAAGCGAAGCGTACAGATCCTGATTGATGATGCCACGCAACTGTTTTGCGTCAGATAACGCACGTTTTGTAGCTGGCACCCATACTGCAATAGTTTCAACAGGAACAGATACCTTTTCCCATGCCATACCACCTTCAGGCTTCAAACCAGTAGAAAGGCTTGTAGCTTCAGCAACTGGTGCAGCTTCAGTAACTTGCTTGGTCTGTTTTACAAATTCAATAACATCACTGCCTGTTTGGCGGACACTGATTAAATCTCGCAACGCCAAAGGCTTACGACCCATTGCCTGATATTCATAATAATCAGGCTGAACAAAAGCCCCTGCGCTGGTGTCAGATAACCCCGTAATCAATGCTTTCTGCTCAAGGCGCAAATCAATCGGCATTACAGGCGAATTGATACCTTTCATGCTCTCTGGAATAACGCCATTAGGCGCGACTTTCTTCATCCAACCTTTATAGGCTTCACTTTCAACAAATTCAGCACCCAAATCTTTATATTGTTTAGTCGGTTCAGGCGCGAACGCTTTAGCCTCAAGTTCATCAATCTGTCTTTGAAGTTCCTTGTCATCCCAATTACCCTTAGCTTCTTGATAAAGGTTATAGGCTTTTTCCCGCTCTTCAGTCGTCATTTGGCGGTTTTCTGCGATAGCAGTTTCAACAATCGACCTGCTTTCATCAAGCAAAGTCTTGAATTTTGGCTTATCCATTTTTTTCAATCTCCATTTCTAAAATATCTAATAGTTGAATAAAATCCTCATTGCTCACACCGCTCGATTTACCGCCATCGGTCTCATCTTCAGTTTCTTTAGCTTCAGGATTGTTTGAATTATCAGAAGAATTGTTTTCTCCTGGTAAATCTTCTTGTTCTGGCTCAGTATGAGAGCCTTTGATAAATGACGTACCCGTATGATTTCCCGCGCCAATCAACACAGGTGAAATCTCGAATACCTCAAGGCTCTCTAAATATCTGACATCTTGATCTTCATATTTTCCGTTAGAACTTTTCAAAACATCGAACCCATACGACCATTCCTGCAATTCACCTAAATTCTTTACGGTTTTATAGGTTTCACGTCCACCCTCAGTATCGAGGAAGAACATTCCATCTACCCATGCTTTTTCTTCATCATGGTGAATAACACCCTTGCCTACTGGTAATTCGTGCCACTTATGTCCCCATGCGGAAATTCTCACAAGCGCGCCATCTGTAAAAGCAGACTTTAACGTTATATCGCCATGTTTATCAATCTCATCAAATCTCGAAAACACCGCTTGAAATTGTCCTGTTTCATCAGCGTTTTCTTTGAACTCAACATTGAAATTAAATGTCTTTTTTTCCATAATAAAACCTCATTATTTCTTTTTCTTCCTGTAAACCATTTTGCAACGGCAACCAGCCACCTCATCAACGCTGGCTTTGTAATCACCAGGGCGATACAAACCATTTGAAAAATAGCCTTTTTTATCCACTTCCTGACCATTCACCGCCCTATGCGATGGTCTTGGATTAGACGATGTTGTACGCCAAATCTTTGTAGCAAAAACAGGCGATTCAACAACAATCTCTAACTCAACTTTGTTTTCAATCCCCGTCATTCTGCTTTGCGCAAACTTGGCAACCGTAACCGCAAGCGCAAGTTCAAAAACCCGCTTTACCGCGTCAACAGGCTCATTAGTCGCCATAGCAGCCTGCAATTCTTCAAAAATCTTATTATTCAAAGTTTCAGCAGCTATACGTCCATTAGTTGCCATCCACTCAGATAACATTTCATCGTCATACTGAGTACCAATCTTCTCACTCCACGCCCTGCCAAACGCAATAGCAGTTTCCTGAGTCAACGCAATAAAATCTTCCGTCATCTCTCTATTCCACCGTTCACGGTCAAACAAAAGATGCAACTGGTCAAACCGCCCGAACGACTTAGCTTTTGGCAACAAACTATCACGTTGCCTGATGAACGTCTTGGTTAACAAAACTTGCCACTTTTCTAAATACGCTTCTACAATTTCAGGAAAATCAGGCTCTACAATTTCACCTTCATCATCAGCTTTCAGGTCTTTCTGTTCATACTCAGTATGGGGGGCACTATGCACCGTACACCCAGCAAAGCCCTTTCCATCATTCGGCTCAATAACCGCATTTGGCGATAACATATTCAGTGGTGTGGCAATCCGATCCGCGCTTTCATCATCAAGCTTCGGCAAGTTCATCAAACTTCGCGCTTCATTCGGTGTCATCCACGGCGTGCCTACCGCTTGCCTGAAACTCTCTGCCTGTTGTTGAAAATCACCCTGTAACTTCTCTTCGATATTGAACTCAACATACGCATCTTTCAAATCAGGAAATTCACTCAAATACTGAGTATTGAAATCAGCTTCAATGCTGGCACACAATGGACCTAAAACATCTCGGTAAAGCGATTTATGCTGTTCTGAAATGTTAGAGTTATGAACAACTACGCCTGATGCAATAAAATTATGTGATTCTTCAATTTCTAAATCAAATACTGGCTCTGCGGATTTAATGGAAATATTAACAATTTTTGAATATTCGCATTCCTTTGGCGAAACAGGTGTAATTTTTTTAGCATCTTTATAAGTTTTTCCCTTTTTCCACGGTTTACCATTTTGCAATCTTTCAATGTCATCTGGATCATGTGAGCCAATTTCTTGATTATGAATTGGATTTGATAAACAAATCGAGAAAAATTCACTATCAGAATAATTGCCATTCGGCAATTTTGCCCTTATTTTTTGAACACAAATATTATTAACTGCAATACCTAAACCAAAACACAAATGTCGAACATCTTCAACTAATAACCGATTACAAGAGCCATAATCAATTTGCCCCTTTTTATTTACCGAACCATCTGCATCAAATAAACCACGTAACAATGCAAGTCTTTCTTCTCGCGTAGTTTTATAAACCCAGCGTGGTATTCTTTTCGTATGAGCCGTCTCGTTAAATCCAAGCTCAGCCATTTCTTCCGCTACAACTATTGAACTGAAACGTGTATATCTTTCCCCTTCTTGAATTTTAACTGGTTGAGTTTCTATATTTCTTGATTTTCCATTACCATTTGAACCAAAATTAGTAAATTCATTTTTTATTACATTTCTGTAATAATCCATATATTTTGCATTATTCGCTCGTGCAATAGTTATATGTCCTCTTTTTTTATCAAGCCAGCCATCACCTAAAAATAATCCATAAAATTCCATACGCTGATTAGTGAATTTACGTGTGCCAGTACCTATATTGCCATTTGCTGTCACTATAATATCCCCAACCTTCAATTCCCCAGCAGGAACGAATTCATGGATATATTCATTATAAAAACGGCTTTGCCCTGCTTTCACCTTTTCAGTCGCGTTTGAATCTGGAATACCAGGAACTTTTACAGTTCTTCTTACTAATATTGGATGTTTAGCATTTGCACGAATTGTCCGATTTTGAGTTTTTATTTCAAATATTTCATCTATACCAGTTTCTTGCGAAGCAACTACTTTCTTTAACTCAAAACCTTCACCTGTATGAGAATAAACACTATCACCCACTTTAATTGTTTCAATCGGACATGGTCCATATTCAGTATAAACAAGCTCACCAGCAGGTAAACAAAATGTCGCTCTATCAAGTATACCCACCAATGGTGGCGGGATATGATATGCTCTCGCGCACTCTTCACGTGTCAGCTTTCTGCTTTCAATGTAAAGCGTGTCCTTTGGCGAATAAGTAATCGGCTTGAATGTCATTCCTTCTTCAAGAATGGCTGTTTTACCGCTGTTGGCTTCACCAGCATACATACTTTGCCATTCTTCTCTAAAGCGTTTTCTCGCGTCATCACTCCAAATTGCCGCTTCTGCTGGTCTTTCAACAACACCACCTATCCGCGCGGCATTAGCCCAAAATTGCGCACTGTATTTTACATTTTGCGCTTCTTCTGCAAGTACTTCACGCAATCCCTCTAATGGCGACATCCCCTTAGTATTCGTGTTCGTTGAGTACATCCTGAAATGAATAATGTCATCAGGCTTATATGGCTTTTCGCCATCAACATACGTCACTTTATATTCTGATGGAGCTAAAACACCTTTTACACTCACATTCATATACGGCAAACGCAATAAACCAATAAGGTTTTTCTCAGTATCGCGCAGTTTCAGGATATAACCATTGCCGCTAATAAACATGTCAGAAAGTACTGCTTCCAACAATTTGTACCGCGAACTTTTATTTACTGCCGGCAACGGATTTTTCAACAACTGAGCCGCTTTATGCTCTCGTTCTCGCTTTCTGTTATTATCTGCGTCACGTGTATAAACATGTAATCCCAAATGCGCCATGTTACGCGCCAAAAAATCAACGCAAATCTTTACGTTCCCATGACGCTCATACATGGCCTGATAATCAAGTGAATACCGTGGAAATTCAGCACTTGATAATCCAGTATTCAAATTCCAAAACCCTTCTGGCATATCTGTTAATGTGGCTTTTGAAATAATCGTACTCATGACACCACCTGAATAAAGTCTATATCCTTTATAAATATCAACACTTCACCGTCTACCGGTTTTATTGCCCCGTTCTCGTGCAATACTGAGTTCTTCAAAATCAGATAATCACCACGTCTACGCCAAATCACACCTTGAAAGGCTTTGTTGGTTTTCATGTTCACAATCACGGATTTTCTAATTGCGTAAAATTGCAAAATCATACGAACATCAACCCCCTTTCTTCGTACACAGACATTTTATTCCCCTGATTATTTCTGATTGCACGGTCTAACGCCATAATCAACGCCACCGCGCCATCAATCTTGTTTCGCGCTTTCGACTTACTCGGTTTCATATTGCCAGCATCATCAGTGGTTACAATCAAGTTATCTACATTCCACCGTAACACTCGGTGTCCGTTATGGCGAATACGCTTACTCAGTATGAGGCGGTTTAGGTCTGATGTCGGCGCGCTCATTGACGCGTACCCTTGCCCGAAACCAATCATTGTGATACCCATTCGCTCAAGTGTTTGACTAACCTGGAACGCGCCCCAACGGTCAAACGCTATTTCTTTGATATTGTAAATTTCATACAGGGCTTCTATATCTCTCAAAATAAAGTCAAAATCAATGGCATTCCCAGGCGTGGTACGCAATAAACCCTGTTGTTTCCACAAGCTATAATCCACTCTGTCAGACAATCCGCGTTGATAAAGCCCATCTTCAGGCAACCAAAAGAACGGTAACGTGGTATACATTTCTTCTTCGCCATGCTCATTTGGAAATACAAGGTTAAGGCTCGCCAAGTCAGATGTACTCGCCAAGTCAAGCCCGCCATAGCACACTGACCCTTTTAATAAATTCTCATCAAATTCAACTTGACACGCATCCCACGCGCTCATATCAATAAAGCGCGTTTCTTGTGCAGTCCATAAATTCAAATAAAGCCGTTTGAAAGCGTTTTGATAACCAGGTGTCTGTTTCGCCTTCTTACATTCATCACGTAAAAACTCAGGTTTTACACTAACTCCATAATTCGGGTTAGCCTTCTTCCACGTTTCTTCATCAGTCCAATCATCTTCAGGATCAGCCGCGAATATAACAGGATAAAAGCTGTCATCAACTTCTACCCCCCGCAAAATCTTATCTGCTTTATCCCACAATTCATAACAAATAGTTTCAGTATCATAACCAGCAGTTGTGGTCATAAACATCAAAGGTTGCCTTCGCGCGCCCATTGATGTACTCAAAACATCATACAGTTCACGGTTAGGCTGAGTATGGACTTCATCAAAAAACACTGCATGAGCATTCCAGCCGTGTTGTCTTGGTGCGTCCGAAGAAAGCACCCTGTAAGATGAATTTGTATCGTTATAAAGCAAAGCATTCCGATAAACTTTTACTTCTTCTTTCAGGTATGGTGATTCAACCACCATCTTTTTAGCGACTTCAAAAACAATGCCGGCTTGCGAACGGTCGCTCGCCACTGAATAAATTTCCGCGCCTGGTTCACCATCTGCAATAAGCATATAAAGCGCGATCGCGCTCGCAAAGAACGATTTGCCTTGCTTACGTGGTAACGCAATAAAAACCTGTCTGTATCTTCGTGTACCATCCGACTTCCGCTTCCACCCAAACACATCGCGTACAATTTTTTCCTGCCATTCTTCAAGCTTAAAAGGCATACCAGCCCATTCGCCTTTGATATGAACGATTAGCTTTTCGCAAAAATTGACTACAATTTGAGCGGCTACGTGGTCGTAATAGTACTTATCCTCAGTCATTTATTTTCTCAATGCCTTCAAACAACATTTCCGCAAGTTCCTTGCGTTTCGGCATCTTATCTTCACTTAACGAAGCCATAACGCGTGTACGCTCAGCTGGCGTTAATCCAAATTGCCCTAACATCTTCTGCATTTGCGCCCATGCGGTATTTTTTACTCCGTTAGCTGGATTTACATATCTGTACCCTTTTTCACTTTCAAGAATGAGCCCGTGAACTTTAAGGTCTTTCATGGCTACACGCCAAATACCGTAGCTGTCACATAGCATTTCAAAAGCAAGCGCATCGCCTTCAGAAAACAATCCACGTTCTAACAAAAGTTCGCCCAACAACTTCCAAAGCTTTTTACCAAATGTATTCAAATAACTTGGCGGTTTTGGCATTTCTTTCGGCATAACAAACTTAGCTTCATTCGCCACAACACGGTCTTTACGGTAAGTGCCTTTAGCTTTCTTTATCGCGGTTGGCACCGGTGGTCTACCCTTCACGGTTTCTACCCCACCTTTCATTTCTATGCTCTCGCTCATGGCACGAAGCACAAAGGGCTTCTAAGTTATCCCAATCATCACTCCCGCCATCACGTTTTCGGATAATATGATGCGCCAATACAGAAGGCGCGCCACATCGGTTACAAATCGGATTGTGTCTTAAAAATATCTTTGACAACTTCCGCCAACTCCCACTGGAGTACTTCACATCTCTTGGCTTACTCCATTTACGCAAATACTCCCTTTGATGTTCAGGACATCGATGCGCAAATTCATCCGTTACCAAATTCGGGCATCCACGCTCCATACATGGACGCTTCGGTTTGTAAGCCATCAATCCACCTTTTGTAACTGGTCAATCCGTAACACCAATTCAGCAATTTTCGCTTGTAACATCTCAATCTGCTCATCGCGTCTGACAATATCATTTTCAAGTGTCGTAACGCGTGCTGAAAGTGCTTCGTTTTCCGCCTTCAGAGCGTCAATTTTTATTTGTTTTTGCGCAAGTTCTTCTTGTGCTTTAGCAAGTCTGATGGTCAACTCTTCACGCTCCAAAATAAGACGGTCAACTTTATTTTCGTATTCTTCAATACGCTTGTTCAAAGTGTCAACACGCGCCATAAGTACCTGCAATGCAGTGTTCGTATCAGCACTTTTTAACTTAAAACGGACAATAATCGCATCTATGATTTTGACTATTGCTCCGCCTGTTAGGGCTGCGGTAAGAATTTGCCCCCAGTCCATAACTATCCTTCAAGCTCTAACTCAGTATCAGGCTCTACATAAACGTCAATAATCCTTGTACTGCTATCCGTTCCATCGTGAAAAATGTTTGCACCACCTCCCGCGAAAATTGCAGTCAGAATAATGCCAATAACAGGACTTTCAACAGAATTGATAAACACATTGACTTTCAATGCCCAAGATAACAAGCCAGCAATGACCCAAGCGATATACATCAACCACTTTCTATCCCACTTAAAGTGTTCAATAATCGGATCAAACAGCGCGGCTACAAAACGGTTTGCAATAACCGCCACAGCCAATAGCTTAATAAGCATTTCACCATTAACCAAACTTTCCATAAACCTGCACCTCACGAAAAACTAAATTAAAAAAGAAAACCGACCACGTTCTGCTCTCTCAAACAGTGTGATCGGTTGGAAGCCGATAAACGCCATGCGCGGGTTTCTATTCCACGCTATTTAATTGTTACTCACATTATACGGCATAATTATTGCAACTGCAAGTCCCATTTTTATTATTTATCTTTCTCTAACATTTTAGAGATTCCCCTTGTTCCAATATCCCAGTGAAATTCCTTTCCACACCTGATACACGCACCGCGCATATACGTTACCGCGATATCATTTACAACTAACATTTCTTTCCCATTGAGTATTTGCATTGTGCCAATTTCTTTACCGCACTTTTGACACTCAACAATAACAATTATTTCTGTATTTAACATCATCTCACCTTATTATTTGGCGGAATCCATTTTATAACTGGATTTCCACTAAAACCCTTTTCCCATATAAACCAAGCGTAAGCCTGTGCGCTCCCATCTTTATATTTTTCAAATTCACCATTCTTAGCACATTGAATACGTGACGAAAACACCAAAACCCTTGATGGTGGACACTGCTTAAAAAACTTATACCTTCTTTGCGTTTCTAAAAATTGGAGCCTTAGAAACATAGCGACTTTATCTTTGGCTATTAATGTGGCTCTGTTAACAAATTCCAACGCATACCGATATGGCGGATTTGTAATTATGTCATATTTATAAAGATAATTAAGCGCGTCATAGGAAAGAAAGTCTAATCTTTTATGTCCACCACCACGATAAACAATATCTGTTGCAAACACATTATGACCATGCTCACGCAATCTATTCACCATATGCCCCCCCCCGCAAGCGCACTCCCAAATATCATTATCAAACTGCTCTATTTCAAGTAAATTACTAATAGCTATCGGATCGGTAGCATAATAATCTCGTTCTTCTCTTTCATACTGAGAATGCGCGCTTGACCCTAAAGTCTTAAATACACTATTCTTATCACCAGTCCAATCTAATTGTTCTTGTGTCATCTACGCTCCCTCAGTATCAGGGGCTAACGGCTTATTCAATTCATCATACGTACCAAGCCAGTCTTCAATAGACGCAAGTAAATTCTCTCTCGTCCGCACACCACTATTCACCAGCTTATCAATTGCTTCTTCTCTCGTATCGCCATATTCAACCAAAAGCCCTGTTTTGTACTCGCTAATATGCCATGCACCTTTATACTCATGGATAAAAAGCACGATATCATCACCAAATGGGTGTTTGATCCGCTCGCCTTGTACAGTAGCTATATCTGAAAATAAATAAATATTGAATGTTTCCATCATCATAAAATTACTCCTGTTGGTACTCAGTATAGGGGGGCATTTTTCGCCATCGCCTTGCCGGACGACTGTGTCTGCTCATACTGAGCCTTTGAAATGCCGTTAATCTTCTACGATTTGACATTTCGTGTATCGCATCAAAAATCGGACGCACACATTCGGCTAATTGCTCAAAAGCTTGTTTTACCTTTTCTGCAAAGTTTCTTATCATCTCACCAAATGCGTTTAACGCTCGTTCCATATCCCACGCAAAAACTATCATGCGCAATTCTCGTTCTTTTACTTCACTGATAATTTCTCTTAGTTCAGCCATTTCTTAAACCTCTCTTATGCTTGCTATTCCTTTTCATGCTTTCACCAGCATCCCAGCTAAACACCTGCAAGCACGTCGCGCACTGCCCCTCGGCCTGCGTCATCAACACGCCACCGACCAACAGCGCGCCAGTCGGGATGCAGTGTTGCCCGATAAACGCGCCACAATGCGGACATCTCACAGTCTGCCAATACTCACTTTGCGTCATCTTTCACCTTCGCAAGTTCATCTTTCGCTTTCTTGTAAAGTGCTTCAAGTTCGTAAATGCGCCTTTTATGTATCTGTTGTTTATCTCTCAACGCTTTAATGGTCGCTGTTTGCCTGTCTAATTTTTTTACAAAACATTTGACCATTTCATCTTGATTTATTAATTCATTACACTCTTCATTATTTAATTTATCTTTCTCTAATTCATCAACTCTTTTTTCTAATTCTGCTATATATTTCTCTAATTTTTCTTGTGCTTCATTTTTCCTTTCAACAAAATAAGGCACACGCTTTGATATTCCCAAATAACCAGCAATATCTGGCTCTTTTATTCTCGCCACATCTGCTACACAAACCATAAATTTAAAAATCAAATCTTTTGCTTCTTTACTAATTTCAACTTCCATTTCCTAAACTCTTTATCGCTTCATCATTCGTCAAATTGTTTAATCTCGCATAGAGATTAATCACGTCCATAGTCTTAATATTGCACGTTCGGCACTCACATATCCCACGCTCCGTATCAATCCAAAATGACGGGTTTTGATCATCATGGAATGGACATAACACCACATACCACCGCCCATCTCTGCTTGATGGAACTGCATTAGGCAATAAATCCAAAATAGACACTCTGGACTTGATTTCCTGTATATCCCATGATGGCAACTCATTCTCTGCCTGTTCCCATGGGTCATCTGAACGTTCAATAACTCTAATTCCCCCTATTCCCCCAAAACCAGCATTTTTTTCAGGTTCAGGCATAAAGTAAGCTGGCAGTACATCTTCAAGGCATTTAACCCGCAAAATAGGGCTGTCTGATAAAACTGTGTATTCATACCCACTCGGATGTACGCTTGGCGGTATCAACACATACCCGCGCTCCGCTTTCACGTCCAACAAATCATTATGATAGTTTTTAGCTGGTAACTCAGTATGGAAGTAGGCATGAACACCACGCCGCGTTTTCACCATGTACGTCCCCCCATATTGAGTAACAAAATCCTTATACCAGTACTCAAACACATCCATTCTGTCAAAATCTACAACAACCAACCCATTCCCAACCACTAACCCAATATTCCGCAAGTTAGAATAAAACCATTGCTCTAACTCAGTATGAGATGGCAACTGCTTTTGGTATCGTTCCCAGTAAACCATTGCCTTTTTGCTTTGATATACAACAGGAATAACCGAATAGCCTTGTTCAACTAATTTTGTAGCTACATCTAAAATTACGGTCTTTCTTTCAGCGTCAAAAACTGCTTTAGCTTTCCCCTTTTGGTGGGTCAAACTGCTATTTCCAGTATTCCCTTTTTTCAGCTTTCCCTTTCCCCCCTTAAAAGGGGGGGAGAAAGGGGAAAACATATTGCCATTTTCCCTATGGGGAAAACTAAAAGGGGAAAACAGGGAAAACTGAGGGCTATTGTACGAAAAATTCTCTTGCATTTTTAAACCCTTTTGTTTCTTTTACCGTGCCATTTTTTATAGCTTCGTTAAGCGCATCTTCAAAATAAACACGTTTACCCTTTATTGCTGAAAACAAGGTTGAATAGTTGGTAATGCCGTTAGTGGCTAAATAATCATAAATCTTGTCAATCAGTTCTTCCCTTCTGCTTTGCGCTTTATTAGCTGGTGTTTGAGTTTCGACATGGTAAAAACGGAATGATAGCAATTCATCGTTCACAGGATCTGAGGTATAAGTAAAGCGCGCTGAAAATGTCTCTACTGGCTTTTGGCGCGCTTTCTCGTTTTCAATCTCGATAATGTCTGAATTGTCTTCTCGTTTTACCCTGAATACGCTGTCAACACCACCTTCAATGGACGAATGACCACGTAATGCGTTTCCAGCACGCCCTGAGTGGTTCATTTTGTTGGCATGAGAAACAAGTACCATCGTTGCGTCTAAGTCTTCGTTCATTTTTCGTAAGTTATACATAACAGTATCCATCTCGGAACTGTTCTCATCACGTACTTGCGCCATACGGAGTAGGGTATCTGAAACAATGAGTGGACTGCTCATACCCGCCATACTGAGTGCATTTTCTAAAAACATAGTTAAAGCAGCCATTGATTTACTGGACGCGCCACGGACGGTTGGATAACTCATGTAATAAAAAGGCGTGTCTATTGCCGCGCCATATACTGAGCCCACGGCTACCAATCGTTGCTCAAGCAAATATTCACCTGTATCAACGTCTAACCACACAACTGGTCTTTGTTGAGTTGTACGCCCACTCAGTATGGGAGTCTGTCTTGGCGTTGATGGTAAAAACGGTTTTCCCATAGCAACTGCCATAGCTAAATCTAAAACCACCATTGATTTTAGGCTCCCTGGATATCCGTACCAAATAGTCATGCTTTTGGCAGGGATAATACCGTCCACGATGTACCCAATTCGCGGTTTTGGGGCTAAAGCGTCTGCATATGACTTAAAGGGGTAATTCATACCTTTTTACCGTATCAATTGTTATTAGATTTCAATAACAGCAATTCTTGAACGTTTTTAGCCAGCAAATTAGATTTTGTAGTAACAGCTTTTCCATGTTTGATACTGGCAAGTTGAGCCATAAATTCACGCCCCTGTCTGTCATTTTCAGGGCCAATAAATACGGTATGTATAGCCCCTTTGAATTCTTTCGCTGCTTCCAATGCGCTGGTAGGTGAATCAGGATATCCATCACTGATAACCACATGAGTCATATCTGTGTCATCATATTCGAGAGCTAATTTGAGCGCGTCTGTAAGATTGGTCATACCACCTAAAAAAGCTGGAATTCCACCAATACAAACATTCGCGCTGTCTGAAAAGTTGATAACAAGAATTTTCCCTTGATTTTGTGCTTGTAAGGTTTTTAATTCTTCAATAGCGACTTCATATCTGGTTTTGCCGTTTCTCATATCCCTGTCAGACATTGAGCCTGAGGTATCAATAAGCACTGTGTATTCGACCTCTAAAAATGCCATCGCTAAAGATAAATCATTCTTTTCTGCCACATCAAGAACAGAACCAGGGACAATTTCCAATGTGTTATTTCTTAACATCATGCCCCCTTGTTCTCAATATAATCTTTATCTGTCATTAGCGGACATGAAAGCAATCGCCCATTAACTTCTTCAGGTTTATAACCTTTCATGGTTATTTTGCAAACTTCCGTTCCCCATTCATTCATAAACTTCACAGATTGCCCACATACTGAGCAACATTTTGGTAATTCATCAACAATAACAGCTTTTATTTTCATTGCTTTTATCCATTCTTATAATTCTATTATGATATACCGTTCGGTATACTGTATGGCTATACCGCTCAGTATGCTTTGTTGTTTTCGCTAAGAAACACACCCAAACAAGCTATAAATTCAAGCGCGCCATCATAACCCAAGCCTGTCGGTTTGCCACAAAAATCTCTAAACGAAATCATAAAATCTTTAACGATTGCATCAACTTCTTCATTTTCATTTGCGATTTTACGGATGACATCGAGCCATTCTTTACGGTATTCTCTGATTAATTTAGAAGACATCTTATTCCCCTAAATTAAACTTAGTTAAGTCTTTGGCGATTTTGGCAACTTTCTTTTCTTCAATTTTTGCAATTTCTTTGCCGTATTCCGGATAGCGTTTCACCCAGTCTTTTATAGGTGCTTCATCAAGGCTTTCAATAACCGCTAACGGCATATATTTTTTTGCCCATGCCAAAGCTTTGTCTTGGTCTAAGACAACAACAGTAGTATTAACCGTCCATGCCGCTTTATAAGGTGTTTCAAAATTGGGATCATCTTCAAGTTCTTTGTGTAACTGTTTTTCAAGTTCAATAACTTTACTCGAATAGGCTTGTTGTTTATCTAAAGCCTCATAAAAAGCTTTATACTCATTTGTTTCTTTTAGTTTTTTATCAAGCGCAATCATTTCATCATAGGCTTGATCTCGGTAAATTCGGGTATTTCTAAGTTCTTTTATTAATTCAGTAAATCGTTTATCATCCATTTTCATATCCATTCTTCTACTAATTGATTTTCTTCTGTTGACCAGCTGCTAACCAATGTCTTACCGTTTTCCACCCAGTCTTCCCATGCGTGAATTTTCTCAACAACAATTCGTCCTAATTTCAATTCACCTTCAACCATAAGAACACCACATCGCAACGGTGAACGGTAGCCAGTCAAAAGTTCTAAGGGTTGTTCTTCCTTTTTATTTTCAATTTTTACTTGTTGGGCTTCTAACAATAAGCCTTTGTTATAGCGTTTTCGCTTGTTTGAATCTTTCAGAACATCATAGGCTTCTTTGATTTTCATAAACATTTCAGCGGCATCGGGTTCTTTACAATGGTCAGGGTGCCATTGCATAGCCATTCGTCTAAAAGCCTTTTGTACTTCTCCATCTGATACTGAGTGCTTTATTCCCAAAACTTCATAAAGCGTGCTGGTTTTTTGCCGTTTTATATTGCTGGTAATATCTTCAATTTCAATGCCTTCAAACCACATTCTCAAGACATTTTCGCTAAAGATAACTTTCCAGTCATCGCTAACTAAGCCAAATGCCGATACTGAGCCATCATCTCTTTTTTTACATGACCCAATATATTTAAGATAAATAACTTGCACTGTTTGCTTTGAGTTGTTGCTGGTGATAGGGAAAGAAGGAATAAAAACCTTTTCACCAGCATACAACTCTATCCAGGAAGCAACCTTATCCCCATGTTTAGGATCAACCAACCACACCCGATTAGTCGGTTCATACCTTCGCTCGGTATAGGGCAACGATTTAATAGCCTGCACCAATAAAGGAATATACGGTGTTTTAACAGCTATTGCGCCCTGTTCAAACGTCATTTTGCATGTGTTTTTAGGTCGCCAGCTCATAACAACTAACTTTCTAACTTTTCAATTACAAGCGTGATTTCTTCAATTGAACTTGGTATCACACCACTGTTTGCTTCCAAAACATCTTCAGCTCCATACTGAGTTATCAGCTCATGTAATGCCTCACCAACTTTGGGTTTAGTATCAGGTACAACTTCACCCTCAATAACACGCTCAAAATTACCTTCTGCGTCTACGGTTACAGATGGAAACGCTTCAGGCATTTTTAAAAACGTTGTTAATCCACCTGTAATATCAGGGCATACCACATCAGCTACAAAGCCAATGGCTCGCCACATACACATATTTTCAGGGTATTTTTCCCAGTTACCATAACCACGTTTGCCAGAACCCGTTGGGCTTCCTTCTGTCAAATGAGCGCGTTTCGCGTCATCAAGCGTAAATCTCGCAGTATGTTCAAATACATTGCGTTTCATGGTTGCTTCATAACCGTAAAACTCGCCATTTTTGGTTAACCGTTTGAGTTCAAATTTTTCTAAAATTTCATTTTTTTGAGCATTATGAATAAGAGCTAATGCGCCTTTAGGAGATAAACTTGGTCTTCCATCAATAACATCAAGAAATTCAAAACTCATAGCAAATTTAAATCCAAGTTCCCAGCCTTTCAACATAATAACCATTGCTTGTTCTTTGCTTGTAACGCCCAAAATGCGGCTTGCATGTATTACAGGAGCCATTCTTTCAATCAATTCCCATGTTTTCAATGAGAATCCTATATTATTGTCATAAATTTGTAGTGCGTTATTGTTTTTCACTGCTTCCATTTTCTTTTTCTTTCTCTGTAATAGTTAATAATTGCCAGTCTTCCATGCCCAATGCGAAACGGATATTGTTCTTCATTCCAGGCCCCACGCCTGGAATTTTGAAAGTTTCAACATCATTGGTTAAAGCTGTTAATGCCCATGCAGCTGTCCCACAGTATTTAAGAATAAGCTCTGCTTTTTCTATACTTACACCTGGTAAACCACTAAGAACCTCAACTTGCTTATTAGCTAATCGCGCTTTGCGTTTTGGTGCTGTCAATTTGTCTTCTTCGCGCGAACGCTCAGCAATCCGTTTTACTGCATTTTCGAAATCAGAATTACTGTTACATTCATAAACGAAAACACCTAATTCCTGCATACTGAGTTTCGCCCCCTGTATTGCGTTCCATGAAAATTTACGCTCTCTGCCAGTAAAGCAATTACCATCAGACATTCTCTGAATTTGACCTGTGATAATGATATAAGGCCAATAACCGCTCTCTGCTAAAGCTTGCATTTTGGCCGCTTGCGCGAACAAACGGCCATCAATTACACTCTCTACAAAATCATCAGGACTTTTACGCTCAATAACCAATATCTTGTTATCATCAGTTGCCACCCAATAATCACCTGCATCAAGCGTTTGAACCATCACAGGTACACCATCAAATTTGTTTTTCTTGTACCAATCAGGTTCACGGCTATCAATAATCACACTCAGTATAGAAGGCATTGTTTACGGTCTCGCGTTTTCTTTGGCCATCGCATCATCAATGGCTTTTTGTACATCAGGGTGATCAATTGAGTAATAGTTACTAATAAGATTGTTTTTATCAATCTCGCTTTTAACATCAGCTTCAACCATTTCACGGTCTTGCAGATATGCGGCCGCCTTTGCAATCCATACTTTGATAAATGTAAAGGCTGTTTTTTTGCTCTGATCTTCTATTGGGTCGTTTTTTGTAAATGATGCGGCATTGGCATTTTGCGCTTCTCCTGTGTAAGCCTCACGACATACGCGCTCATCTGCATACAACTCCATAAATTTGTATGTTGCCCAAAACTCGCCTGTATCTTCGCCTGTATCTCTGTCTAAGCGTTTGCGAAAACCAGGCACTTTGGCCACACGAACCCACTTGTTATTGATATCGCGCAACTTATCAAGCCCCAATGCGTCAATAGACGGTTTCACAATTTCATGCCATTCCTTGCTGAATGTTAATATTTTTAAGCTTTCATCCCAACTGATTTCCTGTTCAGGTATTGGAATAATGCGAAACTCAATTTCTGTAACACGCTTATTCGCTGGATGAATACCTGCGTCAAATGGCACAGGCGTTGCGCCCCCACCAGGAAAGAAAATAAAATTAGCGTCCGCGTGAACCTGACCGTAAAACTCGAAACCTCGTGGCTGTTCTTTTTCTGCGACATCCCAGGGGTCGTTAGAGTTAACATTTTTTGAAATATCCATTATTTAATCCTTTCAATTATGAGTGTTTTGTTTTTTTGGTAAATAAAGCTGGTCAAACCAGCGAATACAGAAAATTTATGCCTTATACTGAGTTACTTCAATTCCACCCCCTTGAACCATGCTACCAATTGAACAAGAAATCCAATTCCATAAATAGCAACAATAAATATTAATGCTGGCTTTACCATGTAATCCCAAACAGCCAGTAAATACAACTTGGTAATTTCCATTATTCACTTGCCCTTTCGTCTTTTAGTATTGTTTCTTTGAATAAATCTTCGACTGAACATTCAAGTATTTCAGCCAATTTAATAGCGTTTTTAGTAGATGGCATAAAAACATTATTTTCCCAATCGGAAATAACACTTTGAGAAATATCTAACTTAGAAGCTAATTCTTCTTGAGTTATTTTTTTATCAATTCTTATCCTTTTAATCGAGTTCATCTTCGCTCCTATCGGTCTTGCCGATTATTATATATCGGTTATTCCGATATGTCAAGGAGTTTTTTACTATTTCTCGATATTTCTTTTTAACTTCCCCAATACTATTTATATTGCCATATAATATAGGTATAGCCGATATTTAATAGGGAGAATATT